AGACTCAATTAATAACATACATCTAGTAAAAACTGAAATTAGAGACGTAAAGCCTTCTATAAAAGATGCAACTATGATTATTAATGATGACTCTTCTAAGAGATTCTCACTAGAACAAACAATTCTTGCAAAGAAAAATGACACATATTTCTTTAGCACAACAGGAATTCTTGAACCAGGAGATTCAATATTTGTAAAAAATAATGAAAATATTTTTGAAGAGGTAGTAGTAGAATCAACAAAAATTATAAATGAAGAAAGAACCGTTTATGAATTTGATGCTTCTCCAAATGATATTTTAATTGCGGGAGATCTAGTAGTACACAACCGTAAAGCTTTTTAGTGTCAATATACCATCTGCATATTCCAAGAACATCTGGTATATACATAAAGAATAATGTAATACCCCATTTGATATCAAATGGGGTAGAGCATTGTATATCCAATAGGAATAAAATAGATGTAGAAAAAATAAAAAAAAGTAGGTTTGTTGGTGGTCATTTTGGCTTAATGCCTTTAGATTATATGGACAGTCCAGAAATTTTTACAATAGTTAGAGACCCAGTAGAAAGATTTATAAGCTATTTTAAATATACAACAGGACCAATAAGAGCGGGAAAAGAAGCTGAAGAAAAATTAGATAGATGGCTTTATGGGGAAGAATGCGAAATGCAATCCAACCTGCAGTCAAAATTTTTAACTGGTAAATTAAATATAGAAAAATTTAATCAGGATATATTACAATTTCAAAATACAGTTAGCAGCGGTTGGTATTTAGAAGGATATAAATTAGATATAAAAAATGTAATTTCAAGTCTTGAAAAAATGAAAGCTTATACGCTAGAAGAACTAGATTTATTTAAAATAGATTTAAATAAAAGCTTATTAAAACAATTTGGATTTTCAACATTTAAACATTCCGACAAAGCAAATTCCTCTTATGATATAGGAATTAAATTTGATAAAAGACATATAAATAGAATAGAAGAAATTAATTTATTGGACATGGAGGTATACGAATATGTACAAAAGATTAAAAAAGAATACTGAGTGGTCAATACTTCACCTAGGTCATTTTGAAATAAATCATATTAAAGATGAAATTTCTAATTTTTCAAATGAATGGCTGATTGATCAAAGCAGGCAAGAAAAAGGGTATACTCACAAAAGCACACAGATGTTTAGAATTTGTGAAACAGATTACGATTGGATTGTTGGCGACCCAGTTGAAACCAATTATGTAAATCTTCTTAAAAATAGTCTATCAGATCAAGAGCTTAAAAAAATTTTTATTGATTTAGAGTCATACTATTCTGGCAAAATAATAAGGTGTGAATTTGTTAAATTAAATTCTAATTCTTATATACCAAAGCATGTTGATGGTGGAGCCCTGCTTCACTATTCTAGAAGAGTTCATGTACCCATAATAACAAAAGATTTAATAACATTTACTGTAATGGACAATACAATACATATGGAAGAGGGCGGATGGTATGAAATTAATAATCAAATGCCACACTCCGTTTCTAACCCAACTGATTTTGATAGAGTGCATTTAATTATTGACATATTACCAGATGATATGATAAACTATATATGAGAGAAAGAGAAAAATGAATCAAACTTGGTCAAGCAAAGAAATCCTATTTCCTGGGTTATGGGTATATAGAGACGTAGTTAAGCCAGAACTAAATTTAATGGAAAGGCTTGTCTCTGTTGTTAATGAAAGCAATGGGCAGTACAACTGGAGAGGCGCAACAGTTGGCTATGATGAAACAAGGCCAAGCTATAGAGATTGCCAAGATGTAAAGATAGGCCCAGTGCCAACAATAAGAAATGATTTTGATAGACGAATAAATGATATATGGCAAGATGCCAAAGATACACAGGGGCCAGCAGCAGAAGACTATTGTTCATTTCATAGCGTAAGAATGGATTTTTGGGAAGTAATGAATTTTATTTCTTATGGTCCAGGACAACATTTTCAAGAGCATGCCGACCACGGGTTTTCTTATACAGCAACGGTGTCTCTGGTAGCGTATCCAAATGATGATTACACTGGCGGAGAGCTATGGTTCCCAAAATTAGACTTAAAAATTAAGCCAAAAGCTGGTGACTTATACATATTCCCGTCCACATATATCTATTCTCATGTTGCAATGCCAGTAGAAGAAGGCAAAAAATATTCTATAGTTACAATGCTAGATTATAACGATAACACTCATAATGATGAGTATCGTGCACTTGTAGAAAAAAGATTAAACGATGGTAAAACTCAAAGCCTATAGAGCAAAAGATATTTCAGCCACAGTCCTCCCCTTATCAGTAAAAAGAGATTGGATGGATGAAACTTGGGAAGCTCACGCATATAAATGTTTTCCAGTTGGATTACCAAATCAAATGGGCTGGTCTATCTCATTCCCAGAAGATATAACTTTTATATGGGACGGAATATCTGATTCCACACCAGATCACGTAAAAATATTATCTGGAGATAAATATGCTTATGCCGAAAGATCAAATGCTACGGTAAGTTTTAACACTGGCATAACATTTAAAACAGATGAAAACCACAGCCTCCTCACTATGCCAGTCCCTAATAATTTTGTAGACGGGTATGAGCCATTTACAACAATAATGAGTTCTTCTTTTTATAGTGGAGATTTATCTTGTGCGATCCGAGTAACTAGGCCAAATGTTGAAATAACAATAAAAGCTAACACGCCCATATTTTCAATAATGCCAATAAACCTTGAAGCTTTGCAGGATTCCGAAATAGAGTTTTTTGACTCTTCAAAAATGCCAGAAAGAACATTTGATTCTAAAGAATATAGCAAAGCTGGGTCGGAATCAAATGCGGTTGGGAAATGGACTAATTTTTACCGTAATGCTACAGACCACCTTGGAGTATCTTTAGGGAAGCACCAAGTAAAAGCAATAAGATTAAAAGTCATTGATAATAAAGATTAATAGCATGGTAAAATTATATTGTAGTATTAACAGAAAGAGAACTAATGAAAATTGCAAATAAAGACATACAGCTATATGCACCGAAGTCAATAACGCCTTCAGGTTTCTTTGGCTCATCCTCAGATAATATTATAGAGCTAGAAAATTTTTTGACTGAAAATGAAAGGCAAAGGCTTATAAGTTTTGCTTTAAACAATAAAGTTTGGGATCAAACCGAAACTCATGTTGATGAAGACGGATTAGTTTTGTATGATGCAAATATATGGAAAGATAGGGTTTGCACTCACAACTCTTTAATGGAGTCTGACCCAACAATATTAGAATTAATTAACTCAATGATAGCAAGACTTAAAATTGAAGTGGATAAATTTTTTTCTGTTGATGCTCAAGAGACAGGCCCAGCAATTGTTAGATGGCCAGTTGGGGCAAGACAAGAACCACACGCAGACAAAGAGTTTCACACTGGAATAGAAAAGGGAAGACCAAATGATTTTCCATGGTATGACTTAGCAGGACTATTTTATTTTAATGATGACTATGAAGGCGGAGAGCTATACTTCCCACAGCACGGAATTGAATTTAAGCCAAAAGCAGGCGCAGCATATTTCTTCCCAGGAGACATGCACTACACACACGGGGTAAGACCAGTAACAGCAGGAAATAGATTTACTTCGCCATTTTTTTGGACGATAATGAAACACACAGGAGAAAGACAGCCATGACAAATTTAGAATACGTAGAGCTATATCCAAAAGTGGATGTGTACAGAAATGTTTTGAAAGATCCGCAGGCCCTGTATGAGACAATGAAAAAATCAGAGCAGACATCTGAAGGCAAGTACCTTTTAAAGACTTGGGACCCTTGGGCACATTTTGGCACCTATTCCCAAGCAAAAAATTCATTAGAAGTAGATGATACTCAAAAGTCCGACCCAATGTTTATAGAAGAAAAAGATTTTGTGGATCAAATTCAGTCCGCCTATGATGCAGTATTGCTTGATTATATTAATAGGCACGGCATTGAATTAAAACCTAATTGGCATTTTAGCGGATGTTCTTTTTCAAAGTATACGGATCAAGTTGATGTCCTAGATAATAAAATGACTATGCAATATCACACAGATTTTATTATTTCAGAAAGAGACATGCCAGGATCTAAATTTCAATTAACCTGCACAATGTATATAAATGATAATTACGACGGCGGAGATATTGAATTTTTTGTTAATGGGGATAGGGTAAATCATAAACCACAGGCTGGAGACATCCTTGTCTTTCCATCAGATGAACCATATTTTCATGGCGTAAAAACAATATATAATGGAGAAAAATTCTTTGTAAGAAATTTTGTTATGTACCCTTACGACGGACACCCAGAATGGCTCGAAAATCAAAAGAAATTAGGAGCCGCTAATTGGATGAAAAAAGAATTTGAAAGATTAAAGCACGACAATCCTAGAAACATGAGATACTTACAGGATGGGGTTCCGACCAAATATGATGATCTATCTGGAGATAAATCTGGGCCAGGGGGTATGTAATGAAGCTTACTAAACTAACAGAAGATATAGATCTCTATGAAGATTTTATATCAAAAGAAGAATGCAAATCTGTCATTGGGCTGCTAGAAAAACTTGCTGAGACTGACGATGACTACTGGAAGGGAATATCTTTTTATGAGTCATACTCTGCCAGATACCCATTTGATGGTGAAGCAGTGCTTGCTGAATTTAATTTAAGCCCTACATGGTTTACTGATCTTAAAAATAGATTTAGACAGGCTGCTGCAGATGTAGCAAATAAGTCTTTCGAAGACATGTCTCAGATTAGCTTTCATGTGCAAAGATGGCTTCCAGGAGCTTTTGCACCAAAGCACTCAGACAACAGCGACTCAGAAGGAAAAATGGGTGCGTTTACACGAAGTAGATATGCTGGTTTTTTATATTTAAATGATGATTTTGAAGGCGGAACATTAAAGTTTGATGCAAGACATGGAAAAACCCCACTTGAAGTTATTCCAAAAGCTGGGTCATTTTTAATATTTCATGGTGGTCATAAAAACATGCATGAGGTTACCGTAGTAAAAGGAGCGCCAAGATATACGCTTGGATCTTTTTGGGACGATAGAGAAGAGTCTGATTATCCTCAAGAAATTAGAGATGAATGGGCAGACGAGTTAGCTAAAGTCAGAGCACATCAAAAAGGCGAGCAAGAAGAATGGAAAGAAATCCGTGACAAAGGATTAAGACTAACTCCGTACGGAGCACCAGTCCCAGCCTCAGAAGTAGAGAATATCTAATGATAGAAGATAAAAAAGATTTTAATCCAAATGACATGTATCACATGTTCATACCAAATGCTTTAGAAGATGGCATATGGCATTTTAAAAATGTTTTAAGCTATCCAAAAGAACTAGTTGATTTTATCAATGAGGTCGATGAAAGCCAAGATAGTTATTCAAAAATAACACAGTGGAGCCCATGGACAGCAAGTGATGATGTCAATGTTGTATACGGAAAAAATAAAAATGTTTTAACTAATAGCATAAAAGAAAATAATTCTGGTTCCAGACTAGATCAAAAAATTCTTTACATAAGTAATAGTTTAAAAATGGCATTTGAAATGTGTCTTGATAATTATTTAAAGTCAAGAAATATTGACGGAAAAAATTATATACTTCCAATGGGAGAAATTCCAATTAGAGAATGGGCAGCAGGTTCTGGCATGGGGCCACATTGTGATAACTATGACGGACATACAACACTAGCATTCTCAATGATAGCTTATCTGAATGATGACTATGAGGGTGGCGAGATAGAGTTTCCAAACCAAGGCTTGTCAATAAAGCCACAAGAGGGCAGCCTAATAATATTTCCAAGTCAAGAGCCGTATCTTCATAAGGTAAATGAAGTTTTGTCTGGCAAAAGATATACCTCACACCTTTCTGTGTATAAAGGCTTAATGGTATAATTAAAAAATGGCAACTACAGGCGTTAATGGATGGCACTTCCCAAGTTACTCGGATTCTCCCGATGTACCTAGAGATCTTGGTATTTTAGGTAATGATATTGCTACATATATTGCTGCTCATCCTGGACCCCAAGGAGCAACAGGCCCTTCAAACGTTTTAACCATTGCTTCAACAAATACAATAAATGCTGGTCAAAATGCTTCGGTAACTATTAGCGGAACATCTCCATCACAATCTTTAACATTTAATATTCCAAAAGGTCAAGATGGAGTAATTGGTGGCCCTGGTCCATCAAATGTTTTAACAATTGGAACAGTTGTATCTGGCGCACTAGCTTCTGCAACAATTACTGGCACATCTCCATCTCAAGTTTTAAATTTAGTTTTACCAACTGGAGAAACTGGAGCAACTGGAGCAACTGGAGCAACTGGTCCAAAAGGTGATGCAGCAGCAACAATTACTATTGCTAGCCCAGTAACTACAGGTGCAGCAGGAACAAACGCTATTGTTACAAATACTGGAACATCTAGCAATGTTATTTTAAATTTTACAATTCCTCGTGGAGATACTGGCGCAACTGGTGCAACTGGCGCAACTGGCGCAGCAGGATCAAATGCTGTTATTGATCCAATTGCAACAAGAATTGCGCTACAAACAACAGCAACATCTACAACTGGAGTCAACTCTGCCTGGTATCCACTATCAACAAATACATTTACTTTAGGTTTGCTTGGTCCAATTAACTCTGGAACAGATAACGTAACTAGAGGATGGAAAAACATATATTTAAACTCAGCAGCAACTGTTATATCAGATGAAAGAACAAAAGAAAATATATTGACATCTGACCTTGGATTAAATTTTATTAATAAATTAAACCCAGTTAAATATAATAAAATTGGTGGAGATAGAACACATTACGGATTAATTGCACAAGAGGTAAAGTCTGTCTTAGATGAAGTCAATATTGCTGACTTCGGCGGCTGGGTAATTTCTGATGTGAATGATGCAGAAGGACAACAAGCATTAAGATACGAAGAATTTATTTCTCCATTAATTAAAGCGGTACAAGAACTTACAGCAAGAGTAAAATCACTAGAAGAAAAGTAGGTTTGGGATGTCATACAAAAGCGTAGTCTTAAATGACCACCCAACATCATTTTATTTATTAGATGAAGTAATATCTGGCACCACAGTTTCATATGATGCCCTTAAAACACAATATGCTACATACGCTGATTTAAGAGATAATGGTATTTCTTATGCCAATCTCGGAGGGTCGGTAATATATGATTATTCTGGAAATAGTAATAATGGAGTATCGTTTAACTCATCAAATGCAGTATTAATGCCATTAGTTCCTGGATCGATAGCTGGAACAAAAATGAATTCAGATACAAAAATTATATACATAACTCCAGGAATGGCAACATCAACATACAAAAATAATCCATTTTCTATAGACTTATGGTTTAAACCGCCACAAACATCCACCAATGAAATACCTTTAGCATTTGACACAACAAATTTAATTGGCTTAACTTATAAAAATGGAAATGTTTTATTTAAAATAGGTTCGTCGGTTGCAGTTGCCAAAATAGAAAAAACATCCGCTTCTTACATTTCTGCCGTATACAATGGATCTTCAATTATATTATATGTTAATGGAGTAAGTAAATCAACTAAATCTATTTCCGAGCCGTACCCGTTTAGCAACCTAACAGTTTCATTTATGAGTGGTCCTTCTAATGAATCTGAACCATTTGTAATTGATTGTGTTGCATTCTACAGATATTCTCTTTCTGAAAGTAAAATACAAAATCATTACACTGCTGGCTCATACGAGCTGAATCACCTACAGATAGTAGAACCAGACGGTGGAGTTTTATTTACATTGAATCATTCAAAAATAATGCCAGTAAAACAATACTACTACCCATCTGCAATTAAATGGTCAGATCTAATTAATGGAGATGCAGTTCTATCTATAGATCATGACTATGTTACATTTGCTAAAACTGACACCGCATCCCCAGCCAGTTTTAATTTTACACAAGAGATAATTGTTCCATCTGGAATTGGAATAAACAGTTCACAACTAAAGTATGAACCAGACTTTGAAAATATATTATTTGAAATAAGTTTAGACGGATTATCTGGATGGCAAACTTGTTACAATAATAAATCATTGCCTTATTTTACAAAAAATAATTTAACTACATATGAACGTGTTTATGTAAGAACAACAATGTCCTCATCCGATACATCATTTGATATTCCAAAAATAGAGTCCGTTTCAATTGATTTTTTTAATAATATGGACTACTATGCAGATAACTCTGGAGACAGAATATACTCAGACCAAGACTATGATTTGTCTAGGTATAACGAAAGAATACTTTCATATAGCAGATATAATGGATTATCAATGCATGAATCTGGAGGTTTCAATATAGAAGCAGCATCACCCTCTAGGTCTATTGAAATGATATATACCCCAGGATCGGGCAAAAATGTTTTATTTTCAAATGGATCAAAAATATTTGAATGGCTCACAGACGGCACCATAAATAAGAGTGGGATTACAAGTGTATACGTAAATGGGAAAGATGTGACTTCCCAAACAAACTGCTCAAGTTACTTTACAGTAGGGTTCCCACATCACGTAGTCTTAGTTCTTTCAAGCGTTACTTCTGGCTTAATTAAAATTAATCAAAATGTTGCTGGCACGTCGTACGGCCTAGGATCAAACTATAATAATATTGCCATATATCCAACAGCCTTAACTTTAAGCCAAATAACAAACCATTATAATTATTATATTGGCAACTGGTCTAACTCAGTTGGGTCAGAAGGACTATCGATATCAGAGTCTGCATCTGGTAATGACTCATTGCCCTACTCTATTTATTCTATTGAATTAGCTGGTTCAAATATAACCATTTAGTGTAATTGTTGGTACAAAATCTGGACTTTGGCACTAGATAATGGTATGATTATGGTCTATGGATATCTTAAAGAAAAATACTAAGATTGTCGAAGAGACAACCCTAGGCATATACGTATGGATGATGCCAGACGGCAGATGGATTGGAGATGACGATGGGAATTTTCTTTCGATCACGTCAATCAAAGGCAATAGATCCAGAATCGATGCTTTGGCTAGAGAAGTTCGCTCATATGGTATTTATGAGGGTGAACCCAAATTTTTATCTGGGCGCAGAAAGATTGATGACGAAGAGCTTGCAGAACAAGAACAACGACTTAAATGGGGACTCCCACCAGACCCATACGATATCGGAGTCTATAAAGACTCTGTACTAAGAGGCGGTAAAGTACAATGACACGCAACATAGAATTTTTAGAAGATGACAATTCATCAAATACAATAGATATTTCAAATACATCTGACTGGTTTCATTTTCAAAAAGCAGAAGAGTCAGAAGATCCATTTAAAATAGGTCTAGAAGAAATTAAAAAATTAAGAGGCCTTGGAACAAATTTTAAACGTAAAATTAATCGTGATTTTTCAAAAGCATTTGTTGGAACATCTGGCGTAGGCACACAACAGAATCTTCTTCAGCAAGCAATTAGCGGATATGCATTATTTGATCTCGTAGAGCCAACATATAACTTAGAATACCTTTCAAAAATTTATGAAGTCTCTACTTATAACTATGCAGCCATCAATGCTAAGGTTTCAAATATTGTTGGCCTAGGATATATGTTTACAGAAACATCTAAAGCAAAAGATGCAATGGATGCTATAACTGATCAAAAACAGGCAGATAGAGCTCGTTCAAAAATTGATAGAATTAAAACTCAGCTAGACAAATGGCTAGATGATTGCAATGAAGAAGAATCATTTACAGAGACCCTTATAAAAGCCTACACAGACCTTGAGGCGACTGGAAACGGGTACATAGAGATAGGACGTACCACTGCTGGAGATATAGGCTATATAGGCCATATACCAGCTAAAACGATGCGTGTACGTAGATTCCGTGACGGATTTATTCAGCTACTTTATGGAAAGGCAGTTTACTTCCGCAACTTTGGTGATCTTGAAACTCCAAGTCCAATTGCTGGTCAAGAAGATAGACCAAATGAGATTATTCATTTAAAGAAATACACTCCAATGAATAACTACTACGGAGTACCAGATATTATTGCAGCACAGCAAGCCCTGGCAGGAAACGAATTTGCTGGTAGATATAACTTAGACTACTTTGAAAATAAGGCGGTCCCAAGATATATTATTACAGTAAAGGGAGCAAAGCTTTCCCCAGAATCAGAAAGAAAACTTCTTGAATTTTTCCAGGTCGGATTAAAGGGAAAGAATCATAGATCTCTTTATATCCCACTTCCAGCAGACACTCCAGATTCAAAAACTGAATTTAAGATGGAGCCAATTGAAGCAGGAGAACAAGAGTCCTCATTTAATATCTATCGTAAGTCTAATAGAGATGAAATTCTGTTAGCTCATCGTGTTCCAATTAGCAAAATTGGTATTCCAGAAGGAATCAATTTAGCCGCTGCCAGGGATGCTGATAAGACATTTAAAGAGCAGGTTTGCCGTCCATCACAAGATAGACTTGAAAAGAAATTGAATTATTTAATTGCAGAAAAGACAGATGTTGTGCAATTAAAGTTTAACGAATTAAGTCTTACTGATGAGGAAACTCAAAGCCGTATTGATGAAATTTATTTGAGAATGCAGGTTATTACCCCTAACGAAGTTCGTCTTAGAAAGAATATGACAACTGTTGAAGGCGGAGACGAAATGGTGGATTTAAAGCCCCAGCAAGTAGCCGATCAAAAAGCAAAGTCGACGGGCAATAAAAAGCGAGATCAGCAAAGATCCGCAAATGCCCCAGATAAAAGCGGAGAAGCTAGAAATCCAAAGGGCGACGGTCCAAAAGTCAAATAAGTTTAATCAACTGTTATTTGCGTTATAGTAGATAAACCACTAAAATTGACCATATGAACATTGAAAAAGGCCATTGGTCTAGTAATGGCGAAAACCTACATTTGTCGATTCCTTTCACTAAGGTTAATCGAGAAAATAGAACTGTATCTGGTTTTGCAACATTAGATAATGTTGACCAAACAGGAGATGTTGTCACAGCAGAAGCAAGCGTAAAAGCTTTTGAAAACTTTAGAGGCAACCTTCGTGAGATGCATCAGTCAAATGCAGTTGGTAAAGTTGTTTCATTTAAGCCAGAAACATACTATGACCAAAAGTCTCAAACTTTTTACAATGGAGTTTATGTAACTTCATACATTTCAAAGGGTGCACAAGATACTTGGGAGAAAGTTCTTGATGGCACTCTTTCTGGTTTTTCAATCGGCGGAAAGATTAAAGAATCAGACAATGAGGTTAACAAGGCAACAGGAGAAGCAGTTAGATTTATTAAAGACTATGATCTTGTTGAACTTTCAATTGTTGACTCACCAGCAAATGAGCTATGTAATATTTTGTCAATCGAAAAAGTTAATGGGCAAATGATTTACAAAGGCCTTGCTACAAGTGTAGTAACAGAAAATATTTTTTATTGCGAAGACAGCGACTCAGTGTTTATGTCCACAGAAAAAACTTTTGATTCACCAATATCTGGAAAACCAGCTGCGCTAATCGGTTGGGTAGAAAGTTCAGACATTAACAAGTCAAAAGAAATAGATAAAATTCTTGCTTCATTCAAGAAGTCAAGATTACCGTTGCCTGAAACACAATTAGCAAAACAGGCAAACGTAGAAGGAGGTAATGACATGGAAAAACTTAATGTAGGTAATGATGTTGAAGTAGCTGCAGAAGCAGTTGTTGAAGCGCCAGCCGAAGTTACTCCAGAAGTTGAGACAGTTGTAGCGGAAGCTAACAATGACTCAAACGTCAATCTTTTTGACAAATCATTGGAAGCTGTAGATTCTACAGTTGAAGATACCTCTGCCGACAACGTTGAAAAAGCAGCCGATACAGTAGAAGTTATGGTTGATGAACCTGATTTTGCAAAAATGTTAGGCGATCTAAAAGGCTTTTTCTCCGATACACTCACAAAGGCTACAGAGGCATCTGCTGCACAGGTTACAGAAATTAAAACATCTGTCGAAGCCTTCAGCAAAAATGTCGATGCTAGAATTCTTGAGTTGGCAGAAAAGCACAGCGCACTTAGTGATGCTGTGTCAGAAATAAAGGGCACCATCGAAGGTGTTCAAAAGCAGGTAGATGCCGTAGAAGGCGATACCGCAATTAAGAAGTCCTCTGACCTTGGCGGGTCTGAGGTATTTACTAAATCAAAATCAAAATGGTCTGGAGCTTTCCTCGGTTCCGTAAATGAAATCTTTAACTAAAATAAGGTAGGTGAAATAAAAATGAGTAATGAATTATTAGAAAAGGCCGCAGCAGCTGGTGCAACAGTATCAACTGGGTTCGGTTCTTCAACAGGTGGTTCAGGCGTTCATGTTGCTTCAGAAAATGGCAACGGTGGACTTCTAAACCCAGAACAATCAGCACGATTCTTGGACTATATGTTCGATGCTACCGTAATTGGTAAGGTTGCACGTACAGTCCGAATGAAATCCGACACAACAGAAATTGATCGTATGTCCGTAGGAGAAAAGCTTGTAAAGCTTGCATCCGAAGGCGAAAACACAGCTGCTAACAGCGGTGTTACTTTCTCAAAAATTTCTCTTTCAACAAAGAAACTCCGCATGGACTGGGAGCTTTCAACAGAGTCTCTAGAAGACAACATTGAAGGTGCAGATCTAGAAGATCACATTGCACGTATGATGGCAACACAAGCAGGAAATGACATCGAAGATCTTCTTCTTAACGGTGACTCATCTCTTTCAAGCGATGCACTATACAAGTCTTTTGACGGTGTAGTTAAGAAGGCAAAGACACACGGACGTGTTGTCGATGCTGCAGGTGCGGGAATTTCTCGTGCAGTATTTAACTCAGCTCTAAAGGCTCTTCCACGTAAGTACAAGCAACGTCGTACAGACCTTCGCTTCCTTTCAGGATCAAACTTGATCCAGGATTACTTATACTCTAACTCACAGAACATCCAGAACGTTACTCCACAGGATATTGCTTCAGGCATCATCCGTGGTGATGTTCCAGTTCTTGGAGGTCCAGCAGGATATGTAGCTCCATACGCATTTGGTATTCCAATCGTTGAAGTTCCATTGCTTCCTGAGACACAGACAGGTACATATGCAAGCCCATCAGGTTCACACGGAGATATCCACTTGACATTCCCAAATAACGTTGTTATTGGTATCAAGCGTGATGTTACTGTTTACCGATTCTTCTGGCCACGTAAGGACTCAATCGAGTACAC